GAGATAAACACGGATATAGTATTAGGAGACTTATTCGAAATAGGCGAACACCGTTTACTATGTGGGGATAGTACGGATAGCGACCAAGTAGCTAAGCTAATGAACGGACAAAAGGCGGATATGGTATTTACCGACCCACCGTATAGAGTTTCTTTTCAAGGACAAAGAATAAGTAACACAACAAAAGATGGTGTTGTTATTCACGGACATAAATGCGCAAATACTAAACACGATGAAATAGAAAACGATTCATTAAGTGAAGATGATTTCAAAAATTTTATGGCTGAAGTTTTAAGCAATTTATTTTTATTTAATAAAGGGGCTTGGTATATATGTTTTGCTTATTCGGAATTACATTTATTATTAAATAGTTTAATTGATTCAGGCCATAAATGGAAAAATATCATTATATGGATGAAAAATCAAGCAGCACTTTCAAATATGGATTATAAAAGCAGGTATGAACCAATAATTTATGGACAAAAAGGAGGTAACTTTTATGGCGAACGATATAAACAAGAAGATATTTGGCAGTTTCAAAGAACATTAAAAAATGATTTACACCCAACTATGAAGCCAATTCCATTAATTGAAAATGCGTTAAACAATTCAAGCAAAGAAGGTATGGGAGTATTGGATTTATTCTTGGGTTCAGGTTCAACAATGGTAGCTTCACACCAACTTAAACGCAAATGTTACGGAATGGAATTAGACCCGAAATATTGCCAAGTAATAATTGACCGAATGAAAAAGCTAGACCCAAGTTTAGTGATTAAACGCAATGGAATTACAATGTAAAAACAGAGTTATGGAAGGAAGAAACGGAGGAACATTAAAACCATTTGAACAAGGCGAAAGCGGAAACCCTAACGGAAGACCTAAAGGGAGCCGTAATAGAAGCACAATAGCACGGCAATGGTTAGAAGTTAATCAAAACCTAAAGAATCCTTTGACAGGCGAAAACGAAACAATGAGCCAAGAGGACTTAATGACTTTGGCGCTGATTAAGAAAGCACGTGAAGGAGATGTAGCAGCATACAAGGCTTTGATGGATTCAGGATATGGCGCACCTGTTCAGCAGATAGAGCAGCATAATATTGAAATACCTTTATTCCCAGATGTTTCAGAGGACCACAGCAACGAATAAAGTTTTATCTTTAAAAAGACGAACTAAAATAATTCAAGGCGGAACTTCTGCTTCAAAAACGTATTCTATTTTAGCAGTATTAATAGACAAAGCATTAAAGAATACTACTGAAATAAGTATAGTAGCTGAAACAATACCACATTTAAGAAGAGGTGCATTAAAAGACTTCTTAAAGATAATGAGGTGGACAAATAGATATGTAGATGCAAACTTTAATAAATCACTTTTAAGATATGAATTTGCGAATGGCAGCGTTATGGAATTCTTTAGTGCTGACGATGCGTCTAAGCTGCGTGGCGCTCGTAGGGATATATTATATATCAATGAGTGCAATAATGTCACTTTTGAAGCGTACAATGAGTTATCGATTAGAACGAAGAGAGAGGTATTTTTAGACTTTAACCCTGCAAATGAGTTTTGGGTACACACGGAACTAAAAGACGAACCAGATAGCGACTTCATAATTCTAACCTACAAGGATAACGAAGCCTTAGACCAATCCATAATAGACCAAATAGAAAAGAACAAGGAAAAGGCTAAGACTTCTGAATATTGGAGAAATTGGTGGAATGTTTACGGACTTGGCTTAGTAGGTAGCTTAGAAGGAGTAGTGTTTAATAATTGGAAGATAATCGACACTATTCCGATTGAGGCACGATTAATTGGCATAGGCTTAGACTTTGGTTATTCAGTTGACCCTACTGCGATAGTCGAAATATATCAATACAACGGACAAAGAATAGTAAGAGAAAAGGTATATCGAACAGGTATGCTTAATTCTGACATAGCTAAAGAACTACAAAAAAACGTAGTAGTATATGCTGATAGTGCTGAACCTAAAAGTATAGAAGAAATACGCAGACAAGGAATAACGATTAAGGGTGTTACGAAGGGTAAGGACTCGATTAATTACGGAATAGATGTAATGCAACGTCAGGAGTATTTAGTAACGTCTGATAGCATTAATCTAATCAAAGAACTTAGAAGCTACTGCTGGGACACGGATAAAACAGGAGTGAGATTAAATAAACCTGCAGGTGGCAACGACCACATTATAGATGCGCTACGGTATCACGAAATGGAAACTTTAGGATTAAACAATAGCTATGGGACATACGCCATCCGTTGAGGAAATGATAGCCGTAGTACAGGACTACATATACGATAGAAAGCGTGTAAGGGTAAGAATAGTATTTGACAATCCAATGAGAATGAGAAGAGATGTAATGCTCTTAAACGAAGCCTATAGCATTGCAGTTATGTATAACAATAAGGATAAATAAAAGTTATAAAAATATGAAGTTAGAATTGCTTATACCAACATCACTAAGTGAGATTCCATTAAAGCACTATCAAGAGTTTAGAAAGGTAGCTGAGAACTCAAATGATGAAGAGTTTGTAGCTGAGAAAATGATAGAGTTATTTTGCGGCATAGAACTAAAGGATGTTATAAAAATCAAAGCATCTGATATTTCTGATATGGTTAGCCACTTCAATAAATTGTTTTCTGGGAAGCAAAAGTTTGAACACAGATTTAAGATAGGAGATTTAGAGTTCGGATTTGTACCTGACTTAGAGAATATATCTTGGGGTGAGTATATCGATATAGAACGCAATCTTACAGATTGGGACACGATGCATAAAGCTATGGCAGCAATGTATAGACCTATCACAAAGCGTAAAGGAGAAAAATACGAAATAGAAGAGTACAACGGAACTGCTAACTATTCGGAAGTAATGAAGTATGCACCTTTAAATGTAGTGTTTGGTGCATCGGTTTTTTTTTGGACTTTAGGAAGCGAATTGTTGACGGCTTTGATGGACTATTTGGAGAAGGAGATGAAGGGGATGGACTTAACGACTATTCAGAGCAAACTCAATTTGGAAAACAATGGGGATGGTATCAAAGCATATATGCACTCGCTAAAGGAGACATTACAAGATTTGACGCAGTTACCAGAGAACCATTGGTTAAGTGTTTGACCTTACTAACATTCGAGAAGCAAAAGACGGAAATAGAAATTAGACAAATTAAAAAGCAACAACAAAAATGGTAGGATTCTACACGATTATAGATAAGTTAAAGACGGAGTTAAATAGTTCTCCGTTTGTTAATTCAGTTACAGAGGGGAGCATCTTTAATGTTGACTTAGCTAAACAGACTATATTTCCTTTGTCTCACATTATGGTTAACTCGGCATCGTTTGAGGAAAACGTGTTGAGGTTTAACGTAAGCATCATTGCAATGGATATTGTCGATATATCAAAAGACGAAACTACAGATGTATTTACAGGCAACGATAACGAACAAGATGTATTGAATACTCAGTTAGCAGTTCTTCAACGAGTATATGAAGTAATGAGACGAGGCACGTTATACACGGATTTATTTCAGATAGATGGTGTTCCTAATTGCGAACCATTCACAGAACGCTTTGAGAATCTTTTAGCAGGGTGGACAATGACATTCGATGTGTTGGTTAAAAACGAAATGAGTATCTGTTAAGATGCAGAAAGACGAAGTACAAAAGGCTTTAGATAGGTTTAAAGACCATATAATAGCACAAGCTAAACGTAACCTTACGAACAAGGATAAGAACGTTAGTAAGAAGCTATACAACTCTATCGAAGGAGAAGTAAAAGTATTTCCTAATTCCATAGGTATGTACTTTAGTATGGAAGAATACGGAGCGTATCAGGACTTAGGAGTTAAAGGAAAGAAAAGTGCAAGCAAGGCACCACAATCTCCGTTTAGATTTGGAAGCGGTACAGGTAAGAAAGGCGGCTTAACGGCAGCTATGGAGAAGTGGGTTACACAAAGACGAATCCAATTCAAAGATAGAAAGAGCGGTAAGTTTATGAGTTACAAATCTACTGCGTGGTTAATGACCAGAAGTATATACTCTAAAGGAATTAAACCGAGTTTATTTTTCACGAAGCCATTTGAGGCAGCATACAAAAACCTACCAAACGAGTTAATAAATAAATACGGACTTGAAGCAAGTAAACTATTTAACGACATAATAAAACAACCTAAATAATGGCTAATATATCAGCACGTTCTCCTTTTATAGTAGAGATAGATGAAGCAGGACAAATAGAAACGAAAGTAGAATTAAGAATATGGAACGGGTCACCTGCTTCTGTACCAGCTTCAGCAACGTATACTTTAAGCAAGCTTATACCTGCGCCAACGGTTACAAAAACAACTTATAATATTAGTCCGTACATAAAAGAATATATAACGCACGCATCGTTTCAAAACAACTATAATGTTACCAATACGGCTTTAACTAATGCGGAAAGCTGCAACGTACAAGTAAAAAGATTTAAGAAATTAACTACAACTTTTACGCAGGTAGGTAGCACGGAGTTATATACTGCTTTTGATGGTTACGGATTATATACGGAAGGTTATAATGAGGACTTAGGCGAAGTATTATTATATGAAAAGACGTATTATTATTTATACGATGCTAACGCAAATTTAGCTACAGATACTTTAAAAAGGGCAGGTAGTGTAACGTGGAATGCTACTGCAGGGCAAAAGCTAAGATACACCGAGTTAGGCACAGGAACAATATTTAATGCGACAATACCTACAAGCGATGTAATAACATCTTTTAGGGTAAGCACTTCTTTCTACGACAACGGGAACTTAATGGAGATTTTAGATGCTTCAAATAATGTTCTTTGGAGTGCTACCTTTAAGCCAAAAACAGAATGTAAATATGAGCCTGTTTGCTGCGACTTTATCAATAGATACGGAGCGTGGCAAAGAGAGTTCTTCTTTAAGGCATCTAAGAATAGTATTAACGTTGAAAACTCAGAGTATAATTTGCTTCAGTCCAATCTTGTTAATTATAGCGTATTGGAAGGACAAAGAAAAACGTTCAACACGAACTACTCAGAAACTATTACGGTGAATACGGATTGGGTATCTGAGGACTTCAGCGAGAATCTACGTGAGTTAATGACAAGTGAAAGAATATTGTTAGACAATAGACCTGTTAAACTAAACACGAAAAGCACGGAGTTATTTAAACAGATAAACACGAAAATGATAAACTATACTTTAGAATTTCAGTATGCAAGTGACATCATTAACAACGTAGTATAATGAAAAGAAAAGTACAGATATATATTGAAGGTGAGCGTTTAGAGTTATTCGATGACGAAAAGATTTCTATAACATCGAGCATTCAAAACGTACAAGATATTGCTAAAACATTTACTGATTTATCACAGAGTTTTACCGTACCTGCAAGTGAGCATAACAACGCTATATTTAAACACTTTTACGAGAATGCTATAGATAATAGCTACGACTATCAAGTAAGAAGGGATGCAAGGATAGAGATAGATTTAATTCCATTTAGAACAGGTAAGATACAACTCGAAAAGGCGAATGTAAAAAAGGGTTTAGCACAAAGCTATAGCATTACGTTTTACGGCGATTTAAGAACGTTACAAGATTACTTCGGAGAAGACAAGCTAAACACGTTAGATATGTCCCCCTACACACACGAATACAACGGTGCAGAAGTTCAAACACGAATAACATCAAGTTCAAGTTATGACATACGCTATCCTTTAATCTCAAGTAGTAGAGTTTGGCAGTATGGCGGTGGTGGAGCGCAAGATATAAGCCAGAATAGCCACCATATGCATTACTACGAGTTGTTTCCTGCGGTAAGAATAAGCAAAGTATTTGAAGCTATAGAAACGAAATACGATATAGATTTTCAAGGATTATTCTTAAATGACAAGAGGTTTACGAATTGTTACTTATGGCTAAAGAATAAAGAT